GCACCTGCTGCCCCAAGCTCTGTCGGAAGCACTTGGGCACCAGTTGCCGGGCCATTGGCGCCCAACGAGATGTACACTGTCAACTTGTGCAACCGTTGGTGGTGGGTGTGCATGCTAGCGTGCATGACATTCACCATGCTCATTTCGTATGCCGGAATCGTTCTGTACAATGTTACACCAACATTTGAGGAACGCTACGAATTGCGTTATGGGTGGCAGTGGGTTGATTGGGTGAGTACCAAAGTTGCCGATTCCAGGTGGGTTTGGAGACTGTCAGGCTACCTTGTCGAGTCCTGGCCGGTTTTAGCACCGGCTATGGTCGTCGAGAGGGCAAGATGGCATGTCTATCTCGCTGTAGCAACGCGTGCTCTACCGTTAATTCCAATTGGAATTACGGCAGTTTTCTCGCTTGTTGTGGCAGTTTACTCTGGGCTACGTCACAGGCGCTATTTGAAGGTTGTTGGCGACAATAACCTTGACAAACTAGTGCAACTAGCCCGTGGACTTGGAATCGATAGTCGTGCAACTACCGTGTCACAACCCAAATCAACCGCTACTCCGATTGCCTTTTCCGTCATCGCAGAATTGCGTGATGAAGTCGAGTATTTAACACTCGGTAAGGCTAGGACCAAAGAAGGTCTAGTCTCGCTAAACCAATACTTCGATCGGAAGTGGCGAGAACAGGAGATGCCAATCGGTCAAATGCTGGCCCTAAGACGGATGGTAGTCGCATGCTACCAATCAATTTCCCCATGTGAAGCGCAGTTGGACAGTTACATTCTGAGTAAAGAAACTCGGAATGCCGTGTCATTGCACAACCGCGCTATCGGTGCTCAGAGCACCGGATAGGGATACCGCAGGTCAGCTCATTGCTGCAGAACAAACGGACTTGAGGAGAAGTCTCTTGACCCGGAATGTGGGCTGAGTGTTGGTGATGCTAGGTCATATTGTGACAAGCAGTCTGAATTTGGTGAGTTAGCTTCAGTGCCTCACGCAGATCAGTACTACGTCCATAATGATTGTCAGTGTAATCAACTCTTGGCTTGCACTAACCGTGTAGTTTGTAATTGGATTAAACCTGAGGACCAAGCAATCAAGAGGCTCAAGGGGCTGGCCAGAAAGCTCGCCGATCATTTCGGTAAGCGACAGCCCCTGAGCTTTGCTGATTGGACATCTAATTTCGCTGGCAGGAAAATGCAGCGTTATAAAGATGCACAGGCAACCCTGGAAACAATCCCGTTGTGTCGCAAAGACAGTTACATACAAGCATTTGTCAAGTTGGAGCGTCTTGTTGATCCTGGAAAGGATCCGAGGATGATTCAGGCCCGTGGGGCGAGATATAATATAGAGCTCGGTAATTACTTAAAAGCAATCGAGCACGATCTATATG